GTAACAGATAAGGCTTTAAAATAGTTATGTCAACGCTTTAAATATGTTACAGATATTTTATTTCATTTGTCACACTCTGTAACAAAATATATTCAAAGTGTTCATATAGCTATGTTTTCATTTGTAACATTAAAACATTTTGTTGGTAAATATAAACTACTGGCAATTTGTTCTATAGTAAAACCTTCAAACTGTATTGGATCCATATCTAAATCCAATAATCTAAATGCAAAGTAATTAGCTTGCTTTTCTAATTTACCACAATTAATTAAATCTTTATTAAATGCCGCTTTATATATTTCTGTATGTAATAAAGCGTGGCCTAATTCGTGGGATAATATAAATTTTTCATATTCTAAATTTAAATCACTTCTAATAAGAACTATTTCATTACCAAAATAATTTCTATTATATAAAGATTCATTTCCACTTAATAAAATATTGCTAGGTTCTAATTTAATTATTTTTATTTCTAAATAATCATATAGTTCATAAATATTATTTGTATCATATGTATCTTTAAGCCCATCTAAAATGTTATCTATCCAATTTAAATACATATTTTAACCCCCATTTAAGTTATTTATTATATTTAGGACCTAGCATTTTTATTATATTTAATAGTTCATTTGCAAACTCTATTATTTCATCATCACTCATTTTACTTGCATCAAAGCCACCGAAGCCCATAATAGCAGGTTGCTTTAAGATAAATTGCATAGCTGCTTGTGGACTGGTGAATTCTCCTGTTTCAAATAGTTCAGTTTCTTCTTTAAGTTGGCTTGATTTTTCATCCCATTTTTTGAAAAGTAATTCATCTACACTAATATTAAACACATTAGCTAATTTAGATAATGTTTCAGCTTTAGGATTTTGAGCCTTACCTTTTTCAATATCATTGATTGTACTTTGACCAACTCCAGATTTATCCGCCAATTCTTTTAAAGTTAGTTTATTTTTTTCTCTTAATTCTTTTATACTATCTCCTAATATAGACATTTAAATCACTCCTTTAATTTATATTATATCCGGTTTACAAGATAATTATAACATCTTTAATCCGGTTAAGCAAATAGAAAAATAAAGAAATTCTGAGCATTTTAGATTAAATAAGAGTTATTCTTATTTAATAACCGTTTGACCGGATAAAGCGCGTTTGATTAAATGGTTAACCGGATATATAATTTAATCAACGGTTACCCGGAAGGAGGGGCGTAGATGAAAAATAAAATCTCATTATATGTTGACAAGTTAGTAAAAGAAGGCACTACCATAACTGAAATAATTAAAAAATCTAATATAGGAAGAACAAGTTTTTATGACATTATGAATGGTAAACAAGTTCCAAAATTAGATACTGCTAATAAAATAGCAACCGCTTTAAATGTAGATATAAAAGAGTTATTTCCTGAGCTAAAAGAATAGGAGGCCAATATGAAAGAGTTCATATTTTTAATGCCAACAAATGATAATAGAATTGCATTAGTTGAAAATAAAAACGGAAAGCCAATGCTTTTAATTGAGTATATAAATAAAGATTTTTACATTTTTTATAAAGCAACGTTAACAAATGGATTTAATCTTTACAATGCTAATAAACTTTTACGTTCATTAAACACTGGTATTGATATTAAGTTTGAGAGTTTTACTCAATATAATGAATTACTTAAAAGTATAGCTAAGAAATTAGAAATCACATTTATAGGAGCTTAATGGGAGGTAATAATATGGAAAAAGTAAGTTTAAGTATACAGAATGGACAACCAGTTGTAACTAGTAGACAGATAACAGATGACTTTGGGAAAGAACATTCAAAAGTTATTAGAAGCATTGAAACAATCATAGAAAGTAACTCAAGCCAAAATTGGCTTCAGTATTTTATACCTAGTGAATATAAGGATAACAGTGGCAAATCCAATAAAGAATATCTTTTAACACGAAATGGATTTAGTTTATTAGTAATGGGGTTTACTGGAGCAAAAGCTTTACAGTGGAAACTTAAATACATTGAAGCATTTAACAAGATGGAAGATGCTTTAAGACGAGGAAATCCTTCTTTAACTATAAAAGAAGTAGTTCAAATGATTAAAGAAACAAGATCTATTATGAAAGAACAAGGTTCTTCACCAAGCGAAATTGCCATAGTTGTAAAAGATATTTGTGAACAATTTAATATTAAATTACCAGATTGTTTTGTTAAGCCAGAAGAAACTACCTTGAATGATGTTTATGACATGATTGATTTTATATTTGAATTACCTAAAAACAAAAGAAAAGACAGTACTTATGATGATTACGTAGTATCTAGAACTATAAATTTAAAGTTATTAAATAGAGGTGATTAAAAATGTCACTAGCTGAAAATTTATTGGAATATGAAAAAACAATAGGTCTTATAAAACAACAAAATGAAGATCTTAAAAATAGAGTTGCTTTTTTAGAAGATATGATTTCAATAACTTTAAAAAAGCAACAGGCCCCTGAGCTTTTAACTGTTTCGGAGATTGCTGAAAAATTAAAAACTAATAAGAATACAGTATATGATTTAATTTCTAAAGGTTATTTAAAATCTCTAAAATTAGGAAGTCAAAAAGTATCTATAGATGAATTACAAAATTTTATAGAAAGATTTAAAGGGAAAGAGGTTGTATAAATGCTTAAAAGATTACTTGCAGAAAGAGGTGCTATTTTAACAAAAGAATTATCAGATATGGTAATAGCAGATGTTAAATTTAACAAAATTAGATTTAACAAATGTACAAGCCTAGAAGAATTATTAATTATAACAGAAAGATGTAATAAAGCACTTAAAAAATGTGCTTAGAAAGAAGGTGATTAATAATGAACTTATATCCACATCAAGAGGTTTGGAAAGACATTAAAGGCTATAAAGGTTTATATCAAGTCAGTAATTTAGGTAGAGTTAAGAGTTTAGAAAGAAAACTCACTAATAAAAGATATACACGAGTTTGGAAAAGTAAAATTTTAAAAAGTAAACATGACCAAAAAGGATATTTAAGATGTGCTTTATCAGTGAATGGTAAACAAAAGACTTATAAAGTACACAGATTAGTAGCTGAAGCTTTTATTCCTAATCTTGATAATAAACCACAAGTAAATCATATTAACGGTGTTAAAGATGATAATAGAGTTGAAAACTTAGAATGGTGTGATAATCAAGAAAATCAAATTCATGCTGTAAAAAATAATTTGAAGAAAACATCATTTAAGGGATATAACAATCCTCAAGCTAAATTAACATCAAATCAAGTTGAAGAAATAAGAAAAGCTTATATTCCAAGAAGTAGAGAGTTTGGAACACAAGCTTTAGGTCTTAAATATGGAGTTCATAGAAAAACCATATCAAGACTAATTAATTATAAAACTTATCCTTAATTATAACGGAGGTGATGTCATATGTCAAAAGTAGTATTGTATCCCCATCAAAAAAAAGCTTTAGAACAAACTAAAGAATTAAATAGGGTAGCTTACTACTTAGACTGAGTGAAATGGGGTTAGGAAAAACCTTCGTTTCAACGGAGAAAATGAAAGAGTTAAACTCAGATTTAAATATTATAGTGTGTCAGAAGTCATTAATTAGCACTTGGAAGGAACACTTAGAAACAAATTACTCTGAATATCAGTTGATTATATATAGAAAAAAAGATACTCCAATACCTAGTGGGAAAGTGATTATATTAATAACTTATGATCTTATATGGAGAAGACCAGGAATCGCAAATTTAAAGGGTTTTACACTAATTTTAGATGAAAGTAGTTTAATCAAAAATTCTACTGCAAAAAGAACCAAATTTATTATGAAATTGAATTTTGAAAATGTAATATTACTTTCTGGAACCCCATGCTCTGGTCGCTACGAAGAACTTCACACTCAATGTAAGTTATTAGGTTGGAATATATCTAAAAAATTATACTGGCAGCAGTATATAAAATTTATAAATATGGATGTTGGAGGCTTTAAAATTCCTAAAGTTACAGGTTATAGAAATGTCGAAAGACTTAAGCAAAAGCTACATGACCATGGATCTATATTTATGAAAACAGAAGAAGTATTTGACCTTCCAGAGCAAGTAGAAATACCAGTTTTAATTGAGAATACTAAAGAGTATAAGAAGTTTAAGAAAGATAGATTGATTACTATAAATGATACTGAGTTAGTAGGAGACACATCATTAACTAAGATGCTTTATTTAAGACAGTTAGCAAGTCAATATAATTCTAATAAATTAAGTTCTTTAAAAGATTTATTAGAGAGTACAGAAGATAGAGTAATCATATTCTATAACTTTACAGAAGAAATGGAACAAATTAAAGACTTGTGTATTAGATTAGAAAAACCAGTATCTATAGTAAATGGACAAACTAAGGATTTGAAAAACTATAAATCTAAAGATAATACAGTAGTGCTAGTTCAATACCAGGCGGGTGCCATGGGCCTTAACTTACAACTTAGTAACAAGATTGTTTATTACAGCTTACCACTAGCTTCAGAGTTGTTTGAACAGAGTAAAAAAAGAACACATCGTATAGGCCAAACAAGAACCTGTATGTATTGGTACTTAATTACTAAGAACAGTATTGAAGAGCAGATATTTGAAACACTTAAGGAAAGAAAAGATTTTACAGACAAGCTATTTGAAGAATTGGAGGAAATATAAATGGCTAGTTTATCAGATTGTTGTTATGACTATCGTTATGAAGCGCCAAAAGCACATGTAGTTGATACCTGTAATATCTGTGGAAATGACATATATGAGGGTGATGAATACTATAACATTGAAAATTTAAACATATGTAATAATTGCATAGATGAATTTAAGAAAGTTGGTGAATTAGAATAGCGGCAGAAAAGAAATTTGAAAATGAAATAAAAAAGTTTTTAAGTGAATTACCAAAAACATGGTTTTATAAAAATTGGAGTGGTCCATATAGTAAAAGTGGTATTCCAGATATTATAGCTTGTGTCGGAGGAACATTCGTAGCTATAGAAGTAAAAGCACCTAATGGACGAGCTAGTGAGTTACAGAAACGTAACATAAGGCTTATACAAGAGAGCGGCGGAGTTGGATATATATTATATCCTAAAGATTTTGAAGTCTTTAAAAAGGATATGAAAGAGTTAATAAGGGGTGTGAATGATGACTAGAAATGAAGAAGAAATGACAAATTTAATGGAATCCATATTAGATAAAAAGGAAGAAATGCAAGTATTAGAAGAAGATTTAGAATCTATGAAAGATACTCTTCTTAATTTAATGAGAGATAACCACAGAGTTGAATTTAATACTTTAACAGCTAATGCAAAAATAATTTCTTTTGGTAGAGAAAGTTTAAAAAGGGAAGAAGTATTAATGACAATAGATGATTTTAACAAAGGAAGAAAAGACAAAGTTAATATTAATGATCTAATCAAAGTAAGTCCAGTATGTTTTGTATTAGTTAGAGCTAAAGAGTAGGAGGAAAACAAAGTGATTAAAGTTATACAAATAAATGATACTTTAAATGTAAGTTTTGATTATGACGCTGATATAGTATCAAAAGTAAAAACAATATCAGGAAGGAAATACAATCCAGATAGTAAATCATGGGATATGCCATTACAAGCCATTCATAAGTTAAAAGAATTATTTAATAACTTAGATATAGCAGAAGATATTGACCAAGACTATAAGGCTCCTAAATATGATTTTAATCAAGAATTAGAAAGCATAAATTATAAGCCTCTAAAAATATTTGCTGAATGGTGCTTGAATCAATTGCCAGATTATTTTTATGAAGTAGCAGCAAGTTCCACTGGTAAATATCACCCACAGTATGCACTAGGTGAAGGTGGATTAGTAAGACATACTATAGCAGCAGTAAGAATAGCAGAAGAGCTATTTAGAAATGAAACAATACAAAATTTTAATGACACAGAAAAAGACATTATAAGAGTTAGTTTAATGCTTCATGATGGAGTTAAACATGGACTTGATGGAAGTCAATATACAGTAGCTACTCACCCATTAGAAGTGGTTAAGTATTTAGAAGATGTGTATTTTGATGTACCAGAAGAAACACTTCCAGATGAAGTTATAGAGGTAATGGAATGTGATTTATGGGACTGGATAGCCGATTGTATTAAATCTCACATGGGACAGTGGAACACAGATTATAAAACATGCGAAGAAATATTACCTAAGCCACAAACTGAAATGCAAAAGTTCACTCACTTATGTGATTACTTAGCTAGTAGAAAGATGTTAGAAGTTAATTTTAATGTGGAGGGGTAGAAGTTATGACTATAGTAAAATTTTCTCATATTCCAGGGCAAATAGAAAAAATTGAATGTGATGATTATACAATTGTAACTAAAGAAAATATAGCTTATGTGATGGTAATTAAAGATGATATGTATATTGCATTAATTCCTTGGAATAGAATCAAGGAAATTAATATGAGGTGATTAAATGCAATATTCACATTCAAGGGTAGAAAGTTTCAAAAGTTGCCCTTATAAATATAAATTACGGTATATAGACAAGCTTAAAACTATACCTAAGCAGGATGCAAACAATGCTCTTATATGTGGGAATACAATTCATTTAGGAGCAGAGAAGGATTTAAAAGCAGCGTTAAAATTTTATAAATCAAATTATTATGTGTTAACTGATTTACACATAAATGAAATTATAAAATTCGAGTATTTAATACCAAAACTTAAAGAGCTTCTACTAGATATTAATATATATTCTCAAGAGTATTTAATTAATACTAAAAGATTCAAAGGTATTGTGGACTTAATAGTTAAAAATGATGATGGAACAGTTGATGTATTTGATTTTAAATATAGCAACGCCATAGAACATTATATGGAAAGCCCTCAGTTACACATATATAAATATTTCATGGAACAGAAGGGATTTAAAGTTAGAAAATTAGGATTCATATTTATTCCTAAGATTTCTATAAGACAAAAGAAAGAAGAAGATTTATATAAGTTTAGAAAAAGGCTACTTCAGGAACTTAAAGCTTCAGAAATACAAATAGCAGAAGTACTTTACAATCCTAACAAGGTTATAGAGTTTATGGATAGCATTATAGATACTACGGAAGTAAAAGAGTATAAAAAAAATCCAACTAATTTATGTAGTTGGTGTGAATATGAAGAATATTGTTTAAAGGAGATTGATTATATGTTATTACCCAAAAATGAAAGAAGAGAAAGAAAAATAGATACTAACCCTGACTTATGGATTTATGCTGACAGCTATGTTGGAAAGTCAACTTTTATTGACCAATATGATGACTTGTTATTCTTAAATACTGATGGAAACACAGATAATACAACTTCACCAGTAATAAGAATAATGGATAAAGTTTGGTGGGAAGGAAGAATACAAAAGAAAAAATTTGCATGGGAGTTCTTTATTGAAACTGTAGAAGAATTAGAGAAGAAAGACAATGACTTTAAAAGAATTTGTATAGATTTAGTTGAGGACCTATATGAACATTGCCGATTGTACACATATGACAAATTAGGAGTAGAACACGAACAGGATGCTGGTTTCGGTAAAGGCTGGGATATGGTTAGAACTGAATATTTAAGTGCTATTAAAAGATTAAAAAACTTAGGTTATCAAATAATCTATATATCTAAGGAAGTAGTTAAAGAAATTAATCTTAAAAATGGTGCTAAGTTAACTGCTATAAACCCTAACATAAATGATAAAGTAGCTAATGTTTTAGCTGGCACAGTTGATTTAACTGTTAGAGCGTTTGTAAAAGATGAAGATAGATTTTTACAGTTAGAGAAAAAAGAGAATGTATTTGGTGGAGGTAGATTTAATTTTAAGGTTAAAAAAATACCACTAGATATGAAAGAATTTATAAAAGCATTAGAGGAAGCCCAAGAAGGGGTTAAGACTTATTCTAAAATGGCAGAAGAAGAACAAGAACCTAATAAAGAAGAAAAACCAACTAGAAGAAGATCTAAAAAAGAAGAAACTAAAGTTGAGGATAAGAAAAAGGAAGAAGTTAAAGAAACTACTTTAGAAGAAGTAAACGAGCCTAAAGAAGAACCTACAGAGGAACCAAAAGAAGATAAACCAATAGAAGAAACTAAGGGGGAAAAGCCTAAGAGAAGACGTAGAAGAAAGGCTGATGAAGAGTAATGAAAGTAGGGGATAAAATTTGGTTACGTAAATATATAGGACGTTCAGGTCATATAATTGAAACTACTATTGAAAGTATAGGAAGAAAGTATATTACAGTGGAGTGTTCACCTAAAAAGAAGTTTTATATAGAAAATCTACAACAAAAAGATGGCTGTGGAATAAGTGATTTCCTAATAAAAGATATAAAACAATATGTGGAAAGAGAAAAGAGAAGAAAAAAAGTTAATAAATTACTAAGATTTAATTGGAAAAGGCTTAATGCAGATGATTTAGAGCAAGTATTAAATATATTAAGTAATTATAAGGAGGAAATATAAATGGCTAACATATGGGATAAATTTGATAAGAACATAGATGTAGAGGGTTTAAAAGCAGATGCTAAAGAGGCAGCTGAAAACGGAGGTGGTGACTTTAAAGAAGTCCCACACGGTGAGTATGAAGTTGAAGTAAATAAGTTAGAGCTAAGAGAATCTAAAAAAGGAGATCCAATGTTAAGTATTTGGTTTAAAATACTTACTGGAGAATATAAAGGTAGTTTAATATTCTATAACCAAGTTTTAAGTAGTGGATTTGGATTACACAAGGCTAATGAAATGTTAAGGTCCTTAGATAGTGGTATAGAAGTGGAGTTTGAAAGTTTTAGTAAATATAACAATATGCTTATGGATATAGCTGAAGCTATAGATGGTAAGTTAGAATTTCAATTAAGCTATACAGCTAATAAGAAAAATAATAAATTTAGTGAGTATGAAATAAAAGATATATTTGAAGTTTAAAAGGGATGGGGAGTGTACAGGCTCCCCTTTGTAATAAAGTGAGGTTATAAAATGATTAAGATTAATTTAGTTGAAGATATAGTAAAGTATTCGAAATATATTCCTATATCAGCGTTGTTAGATATAGATAAAAGAATAGCAGACTGGTTAGCAAGTGGTGGTAAAGAAGATGCTCCTTATGTAAAGCAACAATTTAAATATGCTGAAAATGTAGTGAATTTATTTAGAGGTGATAACTAATGCTTTTTTATGACTTTGAAGTATTTAAGTATGATTGGCTAGTAGTAATAAAAGATACTGATACTAAGAAAACTCATACTATAGTAAATAATGTTGAAGAATTAAGAAACTTCTATGAAACTAATAAAGATAATATTTGGTGTGGTTATAACTCTAGAAGCTATGACCAATGGATTTTAAAAGCTATAATAGCTGGATTTAATCCTAAAGAGTTAAATGACTATATTATAGTAGAACATAAACCAGCTTGGAAGTTCTCCAGCACTTTATTTAAGATTCAATTGTTTAATTATGATGTAATGACTTCATTCCATGGTTTAAAACAGTTAGAGGGCTTTATGGGAAATGATATTCGAGAAACTACTGTTAGCTTTAATATAGATAGAAAACTTACAGAGAAAGAACTCCAGGAAGTAATTTTTTATTGTAACCATGACGTAGAGCAAACCATGGAAGTATTTATAAATAGGATTGAAGAATTTGAAGCCCACATGGGATTAATTAAAAATTTCAAGTTACCACTTAAATATATAAGTAAAACTAAAGCTCAATTAAGTGCAATTATATTAGGTGCAAATAAACAAGATCATGAAGATGAATTTGAAATAAATATAGTACCAACTATAAAGATTAATAGATATAAAGAAATTTTAAACTGGTATAAGAATCCACTAAATAGAGATTATAAAAAATCACTTGAAATAGAAGTTGCTGGAGTACCTCATATATTTGGTTGGGGTGGACTTCATGGAGCAAGAGATAAATACCAAGATGAGGGAATTTTTATTAATTCAGATGTTGGAAGTTTCTATCCTTCACTTATGATACAGTATGATTTTTTAAGTAGAAATGTAAGAGATAAAAGTAAATTTAAAGAGATATATGATTACAGAATGAAACTAAAAAAGGAAGGTAAAAAGAAAGAGCAGCAACCTTATAAAATAGTTTTAAATAGTACCTATGGAGCTTCTAAAGATAAATATAATAATTTATTTGATCCTTTACAAGCAAATAATGTTTGTATAAACGGACAGTTAATGTTGCTGGACCTTATAGAAAAAGTAATTGAAGGAGTTCTAGGAGCCAAACTGATACAAAGTAATACAGACGGTGTTATGTGGAAGCTAGAGAGTGAGAAAGATATAGAAACTTATAAATTTATATGTGAAGAGTGGTGTAATCGTACAAGAATGACATTGGACCATGACCATATTAAAAAAGTAGTGCAAAAGGATGTAAATAACTATCTCATAGTAATGGAAAACGGAAAAATTAAATCTAAAGGTGCTTATGTTAAATCATTAAATAAGTTGGATTATGATTTACCAATAGTAAATCAAGCTTTAATGGATTACTTTATAGAAGGAATTACACCAGAGGAAACTATTTTAAGTTGTAATCACCTAAAGGAGTTCCAGAAGGTAGTTAAGATAAGTAGTAAATATTTATATGGTTATCATGGAAATACAAAATTAGATGAAAGAGTTTTAAGAGTATTTGCTAGTAGGTCCCGTAGTGATGCTGGAGTATTTAAAGTAAAAATTGAAGGTGGAACTAGAGAGAAAATAGCAAGTACACCGTTGAGATGTTTTATAGATAATTCAGACATAAGTAATAAGACAGTACCACGTAAATTAGACAAGCAATGGTATATAGATATGGCTTGGAAAAGGATAAAAGATTTTATAGGTTAGTCAGAATATGAAATTATTGTGACAGAAATTAAAAATAATATTTTTTAGCAAAAGGTGGTAGTTAGATGGCAAATGAATTAATTAAATATAACGATTTAAATATTAAACTATATGAATATATAAATTTTGTAGTTTGGCAGGATTCTAAAGAACAAATAATAAACAAATGGTTAAAACCAATATGTATTTATGGAAAAGATAAGTCAATATTTTATCATATAAGTAATGAACGTGATTGTGGTTGGTATATAGATAAAGAATCTATTTTACAAATACTACAAAATAATGCACCTAAAGGATACAAAGAGAAGTGGCAAAATGAATTTGATTTTATATTAAAAGAGTTAAAGAATTATATAGCAAAGTATAAAGAACCACAATGTAATAATTAATATGCAATTCAAAGATTTTATAAATAAAAATTTAAACTGCCTTTGATGGCAATATACAAGGAGGTATTTATATGTATAGTGCAAGTAGTAAAGAAGAAGTTGTAATTAAATTAGTGGGTAAGTTATCTTTAGAGTTTCCAGAAGTAGACCAGCTGAAGGTTAGAACTATAACAGAAAAAGTATTGTATAAATACCGTATATTGCCAGAGGAGACGGCTCTTGTAAGTAGCGATATAGAGGAGAAATTACAGATATATCTAGCATCTAAAAAACTGGATGGTCTAAGCTTAAAAACATTAAAAAACTATCAATACAATTTAGCAATATTCGCGGATCATTTAAGAAAACCACTAGGAACTATTACTACTATGGATTTAAGAATGTTCTTAGCTGTTAGATGCAAGGAAATGAAAGCAACTAGTGTAAATGGACAAATCTCTATATTAAAAAGTTTCTTTGGTTGGCTGCATGAGGAAGAATATATTCCTAAGAATCCAGCAAAGAAGCTAAAACAAACAAAAGAGCCAAAGCGATTAAGGCATGCTATGACGGAAGAGGAAGTAGAACTTTTAAGGCAAGCTTGCGAAACAGATAGAGAAAAAGCTTTAATAGAGTTTTTGGTAAGCACTGGATGCAGGCTGTCGGAAGTAGTAGGGATTAATAAAAATGATATAGACTGGAACGAAATGAGCTTGAATGTTATAGGCAAAGGCAATAAAGAACGCAAAGTCTATTTTAGTACAAAAGCCAAAATTTTATTAAAAAAATATTTGTTAACTAGAAGTGATGAAAATATAGCTTTATTTGTAACCAGTAAAAAGCCTCATGGTAGGTTAGGCGGTAGAAGTGTTCAAAGAGAGATTAAAAAAATTGCAGATAGAGCAGGAATAAAAAAATCTATTTATCCACATTTATTCAGACATAGTTTTGCTACCAGCAAACTAAACGCAGGTATGCCATTGCCGGTTATACAACATTTAATGGGTCACGAGAACCCAGCGACCACTCAAATTTACGCAGAATTATCAGAGGAAACTATTCAACACGAATATAAAAAAATATCTTAATTTAAGAGTAGGGAGAAATAAATTGTATATTTCCATACCTATAGTGTACTAGTGTAATAATGAGATAATATAGGGGGTAAATATGAAAACCAATAAAGAGAAGTTTATGGATTATGCAAATTTAAGATTAAGAGAAAAGAAATACAAAGCTAAATTATTAAAATCAAATATTAAAGACATACAAATTAAGGGCATGGAGAAAACGACACGTAGAAAAGTAGGTCAATTTTAGGAGGTAACAATTATGGATAAAGCAAATAAACATAAAATTATATGCGAAGAACTTAATAAAATTTATAAAGTTAAGAATCATGACTATGGGGACAGTTTCGGAGAAACTTATAAGAAGTTAGGTATAATTTCAGCTGTTACTAGAATTACAGATAAAGTTAATAGGTTACAAAGTTTATGTACTAAAGATGCTCTGGTAGATGAATCTATAAAGGATACATTAATGGATTGTGCCAACTATTGTATTATGACTTTAATTGAATTGGAAGGTGAAGATAATTGAATTTTAAAGAATATCAAGAAAAGGCTTTAAAAACTAAAGGTAGCTATACAGATAATATAGATCAACTTATAAATGGAGTTATGGGACTTAATGGTGAATCTGGAGAAGTTATAGACATAGTTAAAAAATATTTATACCAAGGTCATTCATTGAATATTGATAAATTAATTAATGAGTTAGGGGACGTACAATGGTATATAAATTTAATTGCAGATGCTATAAATGTAGATTTAGAAGATGTAGCTAAATATAATATATACAAGCTAGAAAAAAGATATCCTAAAGGGTGTTTTAGAGTAGAAGATAGTGTTAATAGAAAGAAGTAGGGAGCTTAAATGCTCCCTTTGTATAAGGCAGGTGAGAAACAGTGTTTAAAGGATACATTCCCACAGGTGGCAAGGATGGTAAAAGACCAACGGAAGAATATAAAGATAGAACAGAGTTTTATAAATTAGAAGATGTGGAATCTTTAAATTCTTACGGTGGAGTATTAAAAGATAACATAATACAAATTGATATAGATGATAAAGAACAATCAGATATTCTTTATAAAATAATAAAAGAATTAGACATAAATACTACAGTTTTACAAACTACCCGAGGAAAACATTTTTATTTTCTTAATCCAGGAATAGAGAGAAGAAAGCAAGGATATTACACTGCACTAGGAATAAAGATAGATGTTGGACTTGGAATACAAAATGCAGTAGTGCCCTTAAAAGTAAAAGGTAGAAAGCGTAAGTTTTTAAAAACAGTAGAGGATATAGACATATTACCAGCATGGTTAATACCTCTTACCAAAAGGGAAATTAATTTTAGTACTATGGCTGAAGGTGATGGTAGAAATAGTAGTTTATATGGATATATATTAACTCTACAACAAAAAGGCTTAACGAAAGAGGATATTAGAGAAACTATAAAAATTATAAATAAACATATATTAGCAGAGCCGCTGGATGAAAAAGAAATAGAAACAATTTTGCGTGATGAAGCATTTTTAAAAGAAAGTTTCTATATAAAAAGTAAATTACAATATGAGAAATTAGCTACTTATCTACGTGATAATGAAAAGATAATAAAAATAAATGATGAATTGCACATTTATAAAAATAATTATTATTCAAGTGATACAAAAGAGATTGAAAAAACAATGCTTAAATATATAAATAATTCTACTAATAGTACTAGAACTGAAGTATTAAGATATCTGGACTTATTATGTAAAAATACTAAAATGACCAATCCCAAATACATTACACTGGAGAATGGAATATTTGATTTAGAAAATAAAAAATTACTGGAGTTTAATAGCAGCTATATAATTAAGAATAAAATTTCATGGTCATATAATCCAAATGCTTATAGTGAAACTATGGACAAGACTTTAAACAAAATATGCCGCAAAGATAAGCAACTCAGATTATTAATAGAGGAAATGATAGGTTATACGTTATTCAGAAGAAATGAATTGGGTAAAGCTTTCATATTAACAGGTGGAGGTAGTAATGGTAAAAGTACATTACTTGAAGTATTAAATGAATTACTTGGAGAAGAAAATATATCTAGTGTATCTTTAGAGGAATTAAATCACCGTTTTAAAACTTTTCAGTTAGAAGGTAAGTTGGCTAATATAGGTGATGATATAAGTAATAAATATATTGAAGATAACTCTACATTTAAAAAATTAGTTACTGGGGAAAAAGTTAATGTGGAGAGAAAAGGAAGAGATCCATTTGACTTTAAAAATTATAGTAAATTAATTTTTTCAGCTAATGAACTTCCAAGGATCAACGATTTATCTGGCGGACTTAAAAGGCGTTTAATATTTATACCTTTTAATGCTACGTTCTCCAAGAAGGATAAAGACTATGATCCTTTTATCTTAGATAAGTTGACTTCACATGAATCAATGCAATATTTATTAAAATTAGCACTTCAAGGATTAAATAGAGTATTAATTAACCATAGTTTTACTCATGCTGAAGTATGTAATCAAGTTTGGGAAGAATATGAAGCAATAAACAATCCAGTAGTAGGATTCTTAGAGGATAACGACATAGAGAATGAACCAGTAAAAGAAGTTTATTTACGTTACTCCAGTTGGTGTAGTGAGAATGGTCTTAAGAGTGTTTCCAAACCTGTATTTGGTCGTGAAGTTAAAAAGCAGGGATATAATTCAGATACTGTAATTAGAGTTAATGGGAAACAAAAGAGAGTTTATAAGAAGTTGTAATTATGAAATTAAGAAAGGAGATCTTTATGAAAGATTTAAAATTACCAATAATGAGTGATGAAACTAAACAGAAAGTATGGAATAATTTAAAACCTAATGATAAATTAGTTTGTATTGAGCGTTGCGGAATATGCCTTGATGATTATTATATTAAATATTTTACTATAGTTAAAAAGACACCTAAAGGGAATGTAAGATTAGACAATGGTGAACTTTTAAAAAGCTTATATTCAGATTACTATATTGTTACTGATGAGCTATTAGAATGTATTAACAAAATACAATTAGAGGAAAGTGTTATGAGTTTACTATATGAAGTTGGTAGAAATAAAAGAGGCTTTAAATCAAATTTAGAATATAAAGATGCTATAAAATTAAAAGGTTTATTGGAAAAAATACTCAATAATTAACTTCATAATTTATTGTTACAGATAAATGACCTATCTGTAACACCCTTCCAACATAGTAATAGCAACAACTACAGTGGTTTTGATAAATATATTTTGTTACAGATATTTTATTTTATCTGTAACAGGCTTAACACTAGTAATATCAACACTTTGAGTCTAGTGTGTTACAGAGTTACAG